CTGTGATATGGAGTCACTAATAATGTGGCTGTGTCTGCTGCGGTAAATGCAATCGGAAATGTTATATATTCTTGCGATTTGCCAGTAGATAACCACTGTATAATTATATTTCCAAAAAAGCTCCCTAAACATAAGTACCCGTTCTGCGCCGCAAGGAATCGTACCCCGGATGCCGTAAGCACTAATTTTAGTAGCTGCCCGAACCAGCTGTCGGTCGTCAATGCGCTAATTATGGAAATGACAGTCGTCAGGGCCATCTTTTTTACGATATCGTCCCCGAGGTCTGTAATCTTTTCAAGTATGCCATCATGAGCATTGGCATTGCTGTCATGCTCGCTTATCTTCTCTTCGACCTGAGCTTTCGTCAAATATACGATACTCCCATCAATTGATACACTGACGTTCGCTTCATCGGTCACGAAGACTTGTACTTCAAAGGTATTCTCGTCAGTCGGTGTATTTTTATCAGGAATGCTGTCGTAGTTGTTGCCGGCGTTTGAGTAAGCAAAAAGAACTTCGTCTCCGTCATCAAGCTTTGCAAATATCCCCAGCTCTCGATTGTTAAAGCCTTTCTCAAGCGTGGAATTGGAAACATTGAAAATCAGTGTGATGGACGTCCCATTGTCGGCTACTTTCTTATCTGTAATCGGTAGCGACATGCGTTCATCTTTAAGCGCTGTAAAATCCCGGATATCATCGCTATCTGCCAGTGTCCCGGCCCCATACGCGCCTCGGGTAAATGTCAGTGTATGGCCGTTGACGGCCTGCGTTAAAAGCTTGTCCCCGTTATACGTCGGGGTTAAATTCGGGAATATTGCCATTAGTTATACCCCCCCCTGAATTTTCGTAACTTTACGTGAATGAGAAATAAATACAACCGCCCTTAATGACGTTGGCTGTACTGTTGTCGTGGCTACGCTCTGTACTTTCAGCTTCACGACATTATGCTGTCTGGCTATGCCGAAGCACTTCAAGCCGCTTTTCGCCTGCGTAAGGGTACTGAGCTTGTACCCCAGATGCGCCGGAAGATATGTCCGGATAGCCGTGCGAAGATTTGTATAGTCGAGCACTTGGCCGCCGTGATAACGGAAAATAACTTCGTACTTTTCCGGGTAATCGATGACGTCGCCCTGCCCATCTGCTAGATACAGATTCAGGAGTTTTGTCAGGAGCTCTTTTGTCACCGTGTCAGCGCCTTGTAATTTCTGCAGGATGGTTTGTCGCCTGTCGGTATACCGCAGTTTTGTATTTGTTGGTATGCCTAGCATCTGCTCCCAGCTTTCCAAACCCCAGGTGGCCGTTTCCACGAAGGCCTGCTTCGCTGTATCTATCAATGCCAAACGCTGGCTTTCATGTTCTTTGGATAGGACATTCAGGGCATCGGAGAACGCTGGATCATGAGAAAGAAAAGCCGGCAAATACCGGCTCAAGTCAACAGGTACGTTCCGTAGGAATTGAAAATCCGGTGTATCAGCCATTGAGCACCACCTCCGTGACTTTAGGAATCTGCTCTTCCGTCAGTGTAATGTTTTTTACATCGCCGTTAATGGTGAGTGAATCGTAGTCCGTAACTTCAGTGGAGTCATCGTCGATAATCATTTTTCCAACGACCGCATACGAAACTTTCTCCCCGCTAAAATTTTTAGATGTAAAGTATGTATTCAGCAGCGTTTTAATGGCCTCTGCATCCCCTTTCCCTTTTGTCGGGGTCAGTGCAATACGCAGTTCGAGGATAGCCGGCGCTACGACCGTTACGGTAGCACCAATAGGATGCTTAGCTTCGATGACAGTAGATACCTGGGAGAGTAAATCGTCCGATGCCGGATTGCCGTCTGAATCAGTAATAATGATTTTCACCGTCCCGTTCCCATTCCATAAGGGTACGACGGTCACATGGCCAACACCGGATATGGACGTAGCCCACTCGGTATAGTCATTTACATTTCCTGACGTAGCTGGCTGCCGTACCTTAAAAATAAGCCGGTTGTATAGTGTGGCATCGTCTTCTTCATCAAAACCATCATACGTGGCCTCGGCATTTGTTACAGCGCTAATGCCAGGAATGGACATAGGGATAACCGTAATCGTGCCGGCTTCCACATTCCCTACCGTTCCTGTCATAGTACACTTAACAGGAACATCCCCGGAACTGGTAATAGTGACGGCTTTTGTGGTAGAGAACGCAAGGCCCGTATCCGTTTGAAATACGCTGCCCTGTGGTACGTCCCCATTCCCTGTCACGGTCACCGTGCCTTTGGCCTTTACAGCTTGCCGGCGAAACACGCCGTGCTCCTCCGCTCTCATGTCGAGGTATTCGCCCCAACTTGTACGGGCAAACGCGGCTTTATATGCCTGTTCCCGTTCGACTTCCTGTTTTGCAAATTCAATACTGTTGGCGGCAAAAGAGTCATAGGTAAACGTGCCTTCAAAACTGGAAACATCCGAACTGGAGTTTTTCTGCAATTCACTTAAGATTTCCGCCTGCTCGCGCACTTCATACATCGACGCTCACCTCCCCGTAAATCGTGGTAATTGTAATGGAAATCGTCACCTTGTCGCCTTCATGGTCAATCGCTACGTTATCAATACTTTTGATGTACGGATTGACCATCAGGCATTCAATGATGACGCGCTTAATTTCACTGTAACGTTGCTGTACGCCCATGACCTTGCCGATGAAAGGCCTCAACTCGATGCCATATTGCCAGCTATAAGCCAGATAACGGAAGCGCTCTGTGCTGAGGGCTTTGTAGATCCACACCTTGATGGCCTCGTCTTTCTCGACGATGATGTGTCGGCCTACCTTATCATATAAAAAGCAGTCCTGGTCAAAGTCCCAGGCATATTCTTTCGGGACCGGCAGGTCTGACGTATAGGTATTGACAGATACGGCCCCGGTAAAGGGATATTCTGCACTCATAATTTCACCCCGCTATCTGTCAGCCAATACAGCTGTTCGTCCTGGCCATAAATCGGTATCAAGAGGACCAGCGTCCCCGGTTTCAGCGTATCCGTCCAGGTCTCATCGTTATCAATGGGGTGGTTGTGGCTCTCATAGGCCGCATCTCCTGAGCCGCCTGCTCGGTCACTTGTCTGGCCGACCATGTGGCGGGTATACCCAGGCAGCAGATACCGCGAACAGTAAATTTCCTTTGCTGTGATGTCAATATTATTCATCTTGACCACTAGATCCGGCGGCGGGCTTGTAACGATGCCAACCTGTGCGCCACGCGGTAAGTCGTCTTGCACAACATTATGCATCACATCGACGATGGCCGCCGCAGATTGCGAAGCTGACGGAATTCCTGCCATGGTGCCACCTCCTACATATGACTTGTTTTGATGATGCAATCTGGAGTTTGACCAATATTATAGATACCGCCCGTACCAACAGCTCCATTGCCATTGTTGGCGCTTGAATTGTTTCCAACATAGGTGCCATTTCCAGCATATACGACAACATGTTGATGCCATACCTGACCGTTATAGACGATTACGTCCCCAACTTCTAATTGTGATTCGTCAAAGGGAACCACATTATCTCCGGCATCATTTACTAAGTCGTCAACACCAGCAACCCCTTTTTCGTATTCCTGTTTAAGGAACGGGCTGTAATAACTGCCAATGCGTGTAGCAGCTTCTACGCAACCTTCCGGGCCATCTGGCATTGTAGCCCCTTCCCACGCGGCAAAGCCGGCTTGTACGCCCGCCGAGGCCGCTAAATTGGCCGTCCCGACAGCGGAGGCCGTGCGCCCGGTCTTGGTCTTGACAGTCGTATCTTTCGGCTTTTCTTCTTTGTTCATAAGGTTTTCGAACTCGATTTCCAGCCGCATCTCGTGGATGCCGTTCTCGAAGGTATGCGTATCGGATTTAATCCAGAATTTCCCGCACAATTCCGTCAGGATGTCCCGGATTTGGATGGAATATGACGATTTAGCGGCATAGCTGCCCGTCATCTGGAGGATACCAGAACGGTCCGGACCATGGAACAGCTTGTTGATGGCTTCCTGGGCATTGTCATTCGGGTTCGTCTTATAGACGTCCTGGACCATAGAATATTTCTGTATCCATTCATCCTTTGTCTGGTAACCTGTAACGTTGCCCTGCTGGTCAGTAATCATGATGCTATTGACCATGTCCTCGATGGACTCCTTGTACTGGCTGTTCTCGATATTGACGTACTGGTCCGCCGCCAGCCCTTCGATGAGCTCTCCTTTCTTGATGACGTCCAGCTCATCGCCCCGCATGATGGGATGGAAGAGGACGTCTGGGTCATCCTTGTTTTCCTTATGCGCATTGATTTGCTTGGCCGCGTCAGTATAGGCAATCATGATAATCTGATAGCCCGTCTTTTCCTGAGCAATGAAAGAGACTTTCTTCCCTGTCTCGGCCAGCTTCCCCGCTTTGATACCCAGCTCACTGCATACCGCCTTGGCGATGTCCTCGGCCAGCATATCTGTGAATTTCCGGGTCGTCTTGGACCGGCAGAGTATGAACAGATTGTCATAGGCCGTGACCGTCACCGTGGACTGCTGGACGTCTTTTTCGATGGAGTAGACGTTTCCCTGGAATTGCAGGTTCCCGTCTTCATCATAGCCGTAGACCGTTTCACCGCAGTTGATGACGTAGTTCGGCAGGTTCGGGTCCCGGGCGTCCTGAACGTAGGAAAACGTCAGTTTCCGGGCTACCTGCAGCCGGGAGCCTTCCCAGGTGATTCTCCCCACGGTGAGGCGGGACAAATCATCTATCGTTTCAGTCTGCTTCGTCGTCTGGTTGCCTTTCTCGTCAGTCGTGGTTTCCGTCTTGACGCTCTTATGCTTGATGATCAATTCTTAATCACCCACTTCCGGATCTTGCCCGCGTTGCTGATGACCAGGCTCTTCAAATTGTTGCTCTTGACGACGCGGCGCCAGTGGTTATAGTCGCCGTAGGCTTTCTTGGCCACGTCCATGACGTCGCATGCCTTTTGGAACAAGGCCTTGCCTTTGGAGATCTGCGACTGCTCTTCCTTGATTTTCTGGTCCAGGTCGACCGGGCGGACCTTGAGGCCCGTCTTATCGTCGATAGGCTTGTCATTGTTCGCCATCGGGACGTTTAGCTCTTTATACTCCGTAAAATTCAGCGTGTAGTAGATATCCCGGCTGCCGTCCTGCTCCCAGTAGGAAAACTCCATGATGCCACACATCATATTGACCGGAGAGTCGGTAATGATGACGCGAACGGCCTTCCGGGCCGCCTTCCACTCGGTCAGCTTCTCGACGCAAGACGACGGGTCTGTGTAGTCTCCTACCACAAAGGGGTAGTCATGCGTGAGCGAAGGGAAGAAGCCGGAGAAGGACAGGGTCCTGGCTTTCGGCATCCCGAAGACCAGGGCTTCCCCGACCTGCGTGATGTCGACGACTTTGTTTTTCTGTCCATCGCCGACTGTATATTTGGCCGGCGTGACCGGCAGGATGAGTTTCCCCGTCGGCCCTTCGATGATGATTTCCCGTTTCAGCCCGGCGCCTCCGCCGTTAGAAAAGATGGCCGAAAGGACTTGTATGGTATTTCCTAACCCTCCCAGGCTCATCAATAACCACCTCCGTAGTTGATATGGCCCTGTGAAATCAGTTTCGCCAGTTTATAGGCGATACGGTCAATGTCGGCCTCTTCGCGGACATAGAAGGTATTGCCTTTGATGACGACCGGGCCGCTGCCAGACGACTGTCTGCTTTCCAGTTCGGCTTGAATCATTCGCTCCGTTGTAGCGTGTGGATAGATACGGCTTCCTTGAGGCAGGTCGATAATTTCACCGCCTCGTTCATTGATTTCCGTCCAGCCACCAGCGTAAAATGACGAGCCAGTCGCATTATGATCAAAGATACTAGGAATGCGGAAGGAAAACGAGCTAGCCGAAGAACGTATATCAGCTATGGTGGTCTGTAAATTGCTCCAGGCGCTCCGTGCGCGTTCCGAAAGCGGTCCCCATACATTCTCTTCAAACCATCCCGTTACGCCGTCCCAGGCCGCCTCAGCTTCATCCTTGGCCGATTGGAAGTCACTGGCAATGTTGCTTTCCATGGACGACGCGCCGCTGCTGATTTCTTCCCAGGTTGTACTGGCCGATTCTTCCAGTTCGGCCAGACGGTTGCCAGCTGATTCTTTCGCATCGGCAAAGGTCTGGCTCCACTCGGCGTTCTTTTCATCGGCTACCTGACAAATCATATCCCAGGAGTCGACGCCGGATTGCTTGATGCTCTCCCAGGTATCCGCACCGGACTGTTTGATGCCTTCCCAGGAATCAGCCATATACTGATGCAGTTCGGCCTGTTTCCCGGTAAGCCAGTCATCGGTATCACTCATTGATTGGCGGATACCTTCAAAGGTACTGGTTATAGTCGGTCCCAGTTGAGCAAAGGTCTGGCTCCACTCCGCGTTCTTTTCGTTGATGACCTGGCTAAAGGAATCCCAGTTGATGCTCTGGAAGGCTTCGGCCAGTTTCTGGCCGAGCATATCACCGCCGATACCTCCGGCGATGCCGCCCACGATTGCGCCGGCCGCTGTACCAACGCCAGGCACTGCTGAGCCTACCGAGGCACCAAATGCGGCCCCGGCTTTCATACCGGCAAAACCGCCAGCCAGGCCAGCCGCATCCCGTCCCGCAGTAGACAGCTTTTCCCCTTCCGGGGCATAAGCCACATCAAGGGCCGTACCACCTAATGCGATAGCTGACCCAATCCATGGCACCCTTTTCGCCCAGCTGCTGAGCCGGGCACCCCATCCTGGTTTCGGAGTCCCTTTGGGAGTCCCTTCCGGGACCGGAACCGGCGCGTTCGTCGGTGGTGCCGAAGTAGGCGCCGTGGTCGGTGCCCCTTTGCTGTTGATGATGACGTTCGTCGCCGTGACGACCATATCCTTCACGGACGACGTGCTGGGAAGCCCATTCCCGCCGGTCGGCGTACCACCCGGGAGATTCTTCGGGATGCCCTGGATGACGTCTTTGACCTTCATGGCCAAGTTGTAAATCTTTTTCAAACCAACGGCCAAGGCCCCGCCTGCCAGTACCGACCCGATACCGTCAAAGGCCAGGAATTTGTTTTTCAGGTCGTTGATGCCCTCGCCCACAATCTTGATGACGTCCGTCACCTGTAAGCCGTCATCAATGAGGCCGGAAAAATGCGACGTCAGCTTGCCAACTTCTTCGGTAAAGCCACGCAAGCCGTCGCCGACCCCATGGTCTAAGAGCTTGATAGTCAGGTTTTCCCAGGCACTCTTCAAACGGAGCAGAGAGCCGCGCAGGTTGTCCATGGCTACCTTGGCCGTTTCATGGGCCGTGATGTCTTTCATGGCTGCGTTCATGTCTTTGACGCCCTTGGCGCCTTCACGCAGCATAATCATGCCGCCTCGGATAGCGTCCGAGCCAAACATGGTCGACAAGGCGTTCATCTTTTCTTCATCCGTTAACCCGGATAAATGATCCTGCAAAAGGCCGGCGATATCTGAGAGAGACCGCAGGTGGCCTTCCTGGTCAAAGAATTTAGACGTCCCTTCGTCGGTCAAGAGACCGAGTCTTTGCATTTCTTCTGTTGCCTGCTTCGTCTGTGGTGAGAGGTTCATGAGCATCGTCTTTAACGACGTACCTGCGTCAGACCCCTTCAGGCCGTTATTGGCGAAGACTGCCAAGGCCGTATTGGTATCATCAAAGCTCATACCGACCCCGGCCGCAACAGCCGAGACAGCAGAGAGAGAGTACTTCAACTCTTGGACGCCCGTTGCACTGGCATTGGCCGCGCCGACTAAGATGTCTGCTGCATGAGTGGCATCATCCATATGGAAGGCGTTCATGGCCGTACTCATGATTTCCGCTGCTTCCGGAAGGGATAACTGCCCGGCCGCTGCTAAATCAAGGGCTGCCTGCGAAGCATCACCAAGAACGTCCTTGACGCTAACGCCGGCTTTCAAGAGCTCTGTCATCCCCTGGGCCGCTTCCGTCGAACTAAACTGCGTATCCGCACCGAGTTCCAGCGCCTTTTCCTTGACGGCGTCCATGGCTTCCGCATCCAACCCAGTGACTGCCTTGATTTGCGACAACTGAGCCGTGAAGTCAGAATAATTCTTTACAGCATCGAAGACGCCATAGCCAAGCCCAGCAAACCCAGCAGCCTGTACAGGAAGACCGGCCATAGCACCGGCAGCCATTCCGGACAGTTTGTCCTTCATGCCGCCAATATCGCCGTTTTGTTTGACGTTGATAGCCACGGTATAGGCCTTCCCTTTGAGTCCGTTCAGCTCCGTCTTGACCCTCTGGATCTTCGCCGTGGCGTCGTCCTTGGCGCGGATGGTCGCTTCGTAGATGCCGCGGATGCCCTGGAAGGCCCGTTTGGCACGGTCTGCCTGGCTGGCTGCTTTGACAGCCGCTGTGCCGGCTTTCCCCATCCCGGCGGCGGCCGCATCCGAAGCGCTCCCTGTGCTTTTCAGGGTTTCCGTCAAGCCCTTGAAGCCGGACCTTGCTTTATTGACCTGCGCCGTAAACTGGTCCTTGAGTTCCAGCGTAGCGCTCAAAACATAGTTGCTCACAGCCTAACGGCCCCCTTTCTTCAATGGCAGCGTCGCCAAATCCAATTCACGCTGCTGCTCCAGGCAGACAGCCTCATAGCAAAAGATCTTTTCCAGTTTGTTCAGACCAAAGAAATAATCTAACGGGTGCCCATGGAGGACCAAAAAAGCGGCCGTAGCCGCTTCCCAGTCCTCTTTGATTAGTTTTTTACGTCTTCATGGACCTTCGATTCAATATCCTTTCCATAGCCGGACAGCTGCGAAATCTTGCGGGCGATGGACGGGATTTCCCCGGCATCGAACAGCTTATCGACAATGTCTGTCGGTTCTGCGCAGCCGTAGGCCTTTTGCAGCGCGGCGTCCTGCAAGTTCGGACTGATGACTGTATGAAGGATGCAGTATTCGTCAGAGCCTTCCGTGATGGTCATAATATCAGCCATCAGCCCTTTCGTAATCTTCTGGACGGTCAACGTGCCAATACTGGTCTTGATGTCAAAAGTTTCCTGCTTTTTTGCCTCAATCTGTTCTTTCTGGTTAATCAATTCCTGAATACTAACTGCCATGTTTCCACTCTCCTTATTCTACGGTTTCGATGAACCGTGCGTCTTCCGGCGTGAAGCCGAAGGGGTATTCCTTTTCTACGACCTTCCCTTTTTCGAAATTCATCAGGTCCAACTTATCGAACCAGACGTTGTCCAGCGATACGCGTTCCTTCTGGGCGTCAATCATGTCCGGGTCTTCCAGCAAGCCCACCAGGGTCGTGCGTGGATCATGCCCGGCTTTCCAGTCTTCCAAGAACTGATTCAGGTTACGGTTGATGACGCTCTTGATAGTGATGGAACCACTGCCTTTCAGCGATACAATCTTGCTGTCTACACTATTACCGATCAACACGTCTTCACGCTGCGGTTCCACTGTCACTTCAAATTTCTCGATTTCAAAAAGCAGTTCATTGTCCCACCATACTTTGCCATGGGACCCGTTCCAGCGTCTGCGGCCACGGTACTGCACATCGAATGGACTTCTTGCCATTTATAGGACCTCCTTACAACGTAAAATCAATTGTCAGATTTTCCATAGCATCTACCAGTTTAATGTCACCGACCAGGGCCACGGTATCACCGGTATTATACTGACGGATTTCCATGACCGACATTTCCGTCGGATCATCGCCGTGAAGCTTGGCATAATTGCTCTGCCATTCTTCGTTGATGTCCACCGTATTATCGGCATCAGCGTCCAGGACATTGCCTTCGATTTTCGAGAAGTAGACCAGGATGGCGCTGATGAACAGCATCTTGTGGTTGTAGTTGTTGATGACCTTGCCGACATAGTATTTCTTGAACGTGTCCCGGATATCGTCGGTAATCATGTCCATGCCTTCGATAATCTTAATCTTACGGAATTCTTCGCCCTTATCTGTCGTGAATGTGACAAGGGAGTTGCAGGCACGGGCGATCTTGCCGCCGTCACCATCCTGTTCGTCAATCAGGAGCAGTTCGCCTTTATCAATCAGCGTGTCGATATCTTCGTAGACTTCTACGCTTTCGACTTCGGTCAACTTGAAGTATGTGGCGCTGCGGTCCAGAGATAAGCCTGCCAGGATGCCGGCGATACGTGCCGTATACTGCAAGGCTGTATAAGTCGTATAGACCGGGTTGCCGGAGCTGTCCGTGTCGGTCTGCACCTTGATATTGTTCGTGCAGAAATTGACGATACCTTCATGGTCTGCCGCCTGTTCGGACAATACGGCTTTGAAGGTCTTGCGTTTCGTCGTACGCTGTGTCTTAATCCAGGATGCCAGGTCCTGCTGTTCCTGGGTCGTAGCTGTCGGCGCACATAACCAGTTCCATTTGATGTTGGCCAACATCTTGAGTACATTGGCCTGCGTATTCGTGGCGCCCTCTACGGTAGAAAGCGGCAGGGTATACACCAGGACCCGAAGTGGCGTCCCGAGCAAGCATTTCTTAATTAGGTCCACGTTTTCATCGGTCAGGCCTGTATCCGGGATATCCGATACATCCCGGATAGTATACGTATTGATTGCGTCAGTCGATTCGTTATGGAGAATCATGGCCACAATCCCCATGGCGCTTCGTTTAATAACTGTCGTGCCTTTCGTACGGAAGTTAATCAGTACCTGGGGCAGGCCGAACAATTCTTGTTCCTGTGCTGGCATAGTTTAATCCTCCTCTGTCAGATCTGTTCCATTCACCTGCAACTGCAACGACTGCATCAGTTCATACTGGATGCGGCCGGCTTCCTCATCAGTCCAGGCGTCACGGAAGTCAAGATTAAAAATATAATGCAGGATGTCATCAACGATGGTCATCTCTGCGTCGAGAATCGTGATATGCCGGTCTTTTATCGCCAGGACGGGGCGGAACACCCTGTCCAGCGTATCGGCTACGTCATAGACAGCGGTACGGCTTACCCGTCCCATACTGTCCTGCGGATGGATATAGGTGATATCTACCTGAATCAGCCGGTCGCTGTACACGTCATCGACCGTTGTAGCGGTTGGCATCAACTCGACATAAAAATAAGGTGCATCCGACTTCTCGACATTATCGAAATGCACCTTATACGTTTGAAAATTCTTCTTTAAAACGGCGGTAATCCCCGCTTTTATTTCCCGGAGTGTAATCATTCACCCAGCACCGCCTTTATGATGGCATCAGCGTCATCCCGAAACGTCTTTTCTGCCTGCAGCATTCCACGATGGAGCATCAGCTTGCCCCTCACGAAACCTTTACCACCTCGGGTCCGGTGACCGTACTCCACATGTGCTGCATATTCGACATTGTTATAGATGTCCGCTTTGCCCTGCACGGCCCGTGACCGTTTCCAGCCACCTTTCAGCCGTCCTGTATCAACAGGCGTATTGTCTTGTATTTTGCCACGAATGACTTCTGCTTCCTGGGCAATGAACTGGTTCATCTTTTTCGGTCCCTGCTCTTCGATTTTCACTAACCGTTCGTCGAAGGCATCGAACCCGCCAAATTGCATCCCCATTACGCCTCATCCTCTCTACGGACGCTGATTTCCTGATGGTCCGGATACTTGAAGGCCTTAGCCGCGTTGAGCTGGAACGTCTGGCCTGCGTGGGTAATCGTCAGCACATCATTCGGCAGGATGTCATAATCTGAGTCCAGGCAGATGCGCAGGTCCGTTTTCAGGTAGAACTCCCGTGGGTTCTGCTCGCTCTGCAGTTCCTTCCCGTATTGAGTCAAATGGCAAGGAATATCCTGATAGACAGTCTGCATCGTGTAATCATCGGCACCCTCATCGTCTTCTATGGACTGCTGGCGTGATACAGTCACGGTATCGGTGTACATGTACCGGTGCAGCAGATTCTTGCACCGTTTCCATGGCATCATTATGACCATCCCTTTCTTTTACAGGCTCTTTGGCCGGCGGTACAGGTTCAGCTTCGGCTTGATGCTATTGAAGTCATCCTCGATAGGATTCCCTGTCGCGGCCATATCCGAAATAGCAAACTGATACGTCGTATCGTTCTGGGTAAGACTCTTCAAGGGAGCCCGTCCGCCGTTTTCGGCATCTTCGAGCCAACGCGTCACCATATTCTCTGCGGTGAAGACCAGGGCCTTCGGAAAATTCTCCCGGTTGCAGTAGTCCAGGACATCGTAGACAAATTTCCGAGCCAGCCGTTCAGCTTGGTAGGTGTCTGTCATATTCTGGGTAACGGCATCAACGATAGCCTCGACGGCCTCATCCAGTGTGAGATAATTCATGGCTTATCCCTCCTCCCTCATCGGAGACTATTTGCCCGTGCTGCTGGTCGTGGTGGCTTTCGGGGTCAGGACCGCAAAGGCCGTTTCTTTGACCGGCAGGAAACCGAGGCGCATGGTGGCTTTGATGGCAACCATGTCATTTTCTGCCAGGGACAACGGCTTGTCGTCTGCCATGGTAACGGTCGACAGGGTAGCTTCACGGAGCGTTTCATACTGAATCTGGTCGCGTAAGCCGATGAGCGAGTATTTCCAGTTGCCGGCGATGGCGCGGGCTTTCGTGGCATCCCAGGCACCGTTGCGGCAGAACTCAATCGGCTGAGCGTACAGCGTGGACTGGTCCACATCCTGCACATAGAGCTGGTTGCCGTTGGCATCACGCAGTTTGCGCAGGGAGTTTTTCAGATCATAACCGGCAACGAAGCCATCGACGTCCAAGCCCTGGGCTTCCACCGAGGCCATCGTGTCAGAAATGTCGAGGTCTAACGACTTATTCGTGCCTTCGGCAACGGTCTGTTTGCCGGCAGTCGCTACCCCTAAGATATTTTTTGCAAACGGGCTGTTCGTGCCGAACAAGCAGGCTGCGTCGATGGCCTTATAAAAGGCTTCGGCTACATAGGGCTTGATGGCCGAGAAGACGTTGATGGTCGTATCTTCCAGTTTTTCGCGGCTGACCGGAATGATGACGCCGATTTTCTTGGCGACCAATTCCGGGAAAATCCATTTGGCAACGGACGTCTGGATGCGTTCCGTTTCACCGACCCAGTATGCGCCAGGGCCGGAGACCATGACCGGGAATTTCTTCGTTTCCGATTCCATCGGCTGGACCGTGGACAGTCGCATGACACTGGAACCGCGAACGACATCTCCAATGATGTCGGATGCAATCGGGGTCGGCACGAAGCCGCTCAAATTGTCTTTCAAAAATAATTCGTCTGCCATATTGTATTCCTCCTCTTATCGTTTGGCCTGATTCTTGTAAATGGCTTCAAAGAAGCTGTTCTTGGCACTGCCACCGCCATTGCCGCCAACACCGGTGCCGCCGGCTTTCGGGGCCTTGCCTTTCAGCTTTTCATTGACGGCCGCTTCAACGGCCTTCTTGAATTGTTTATCAAACGTCTTGATGCGGTCCATCGTCGATTCGTTGTCGTCGGCGATGAGGTAGTCCATGAATTCAACAGGAATCTTGCGGTCGGACAGGACCTTCACCATTTCGAGCTTCAGCTCTTTCCGGTTCAGTTCTTTTTCCTTGGCTTCCAATTCCTTTTTGATGGCTTCCTGCTCTTCCTTGGCCCGCTCAGCATCGGACAGTTTAGACAGGCGTTCCGCTTCTTTTTTGGCCTTGTCGGCTTTCTTCTGGTATTCCTTCTCCCAGCGGGCTTTAGCCTGGCTCACTGCATCATCAATCCGTTTTTGTACGTCCGCTTCCTGCTCTTCTTTGGTCTTGGTTTCCGGGGCGTCCGGGGTGCCTTTCCCGCCTTTATCACCTTCGGGGCTGCCCGTCGTATCGTCTGCACCACCTTCGGTGCCGCCGTCGGCGAACCGCTGCAGGTCGAACTTGAATTCGTCTGCCATGTGTATCCCTCCTAAAATTAGCATGAAAAAAGCGCCTGATCACTCAGACGCTGAAAATATGAACTTGTTTAGGCGGCCCCGTCTTCCGTGGAGCCTTGTTGTACCAGTCTAAATGCATGACAGCCTCCTGTTCTGGGTATAAAAAAAGCACCTCGCCTTTTCTGAGCTTGGTGCTTTTATGTTTCTTGGTTATCTTAGTTTAGCCTGTGAATGATGCTAATTCTTCATGTTTTTTTATCATGGAATTCATTTTTTTATCCCATTCTTCTTTTGCTTTTTTTACCTTATCTGGAGTGCCTGGTTTAAATGGGCAACTTATTTCTGAGAAATCCAGGTAGGGCATAAATATTTTTTCTAATTTTTTCATATCATCAGACGTGTTAAATCTCATAATGTTCACCTGTCTTCTAAAAGCTTCAAGGTTCGAATTTCCGTATAAACTTCATCAAAACGTTGCTGAACAAGCATTTCCTGCGCATAATTGCTTACATTTATATTATATCTTCTCTTTTGAAGTTCTACAACCTTTTCCTTACACTTACGAATTACCCAGCCCATGTACCCATCCATAGTATAATGTAAGGTTCTGTACCTTTCTGCATCTTTCCAATGAATAAGTTCATGGACTATGGTGCTTAATGGATTATCAGGCAATACTCCATCTTTTTGTAGCGTCATCATCTTTTCCTCATCAAGCAATGCAAGCGTGATAAATATCCTGTTTTGTTTCCAGTTATACATAGCCGGTGAGTTCGTACCAAGTTGCAACTCATTTGCTATGTAGAAATTAGGCAAACTAGAATTAGCAACACCTATAACTTTAGCAGCATTTGCAATCCGTTTTTGCAAGGTATGCATCTGTTTAGGCTTTAATGTTATACCATTAGCAATATGCAAATTAGGTTGAGTAGTAATCTGTCTAAAAGCTAAGTCTTTTCCCGTTCTTTTAACAATCTCTTCCTCATCTGATAAAACCACTTTTTTAAAATTTTGAACAGAAATAGTGTTTACATGTTGCTGATACCATTCTTCATAGGTCATGTCCGCTGGCACATAATACGTCTTGCCCTTGTCATTCCTGGCGATGCGCGTCCCTGTCTTTGCTTTACCAGGCCCGTATAAGCTGCCGGCAATGGTAGAGCGGCAGTTCGGATGAAGCGGCGGGGCCGTACTGCCTGGCTGATACTCGTCAAGGGAATAAACATGGCCGTCGTGTTCCCGGCATGTCGTCGATGTCCGCCGGTCCAGCGTCGCCGAAAAGCGGTAATACTTCATTCCCGCTTCCTTGATGCTGTCGAAGGCGGCCCGGTTCTCTGTAAAGTTCAGCTCCGTCCGGACCAGGCGGCGGGCATTGCTCACACCGACGTCCATCCGGCGTGATACCAGCCGCGACAAGGTTTCTATATCCGTCCCACGGTGTGTGGCCTGGGTAACGACGTCTTTGATGGTCTTGCCGAGCTGTGCATTATCCTTCCAAATGCGCTGGCTGTAGTTCTTACCGCTCCAAGGCGTCTTTAGGATAGATAACACTTGTTTATCATCCACGGCCGTTACAGCAGCTCTCAGGCCTATTTTCTGACCTATGTCGTATAGACCGTGATAATAGAAATCCTGGTAGACCGTCGGGAAATACTTGTCGATGGCGTCCTCGGCCTTTTTCGTCAAGTCGGCCAGGTGGACCAGGGTTTCCGTGTATAGCTTGTCCAGCCGGGTGATGCGGCTGCGCATGGCCAATACGTTCAGCTCCTGGAGGATGGCCTTGTCGCCGGTATCCTTATACTGCTTGAGGTAGTCCTCAATGTCCATACGCCAGACGCGATATTCGCTCCCCTGCAAGAACTGCGACGCCTCGACATAAGTCAAGCCGTTGTCATCAGCAAAGCGGGCATACAGGGCGTCTATATCCTTCTGGATATGGGCCAGCGCCTGGCGATAATAGGCGGCCAGTTCGGTTTCCAGCTCCTGGCGGCTTTTCCTATTCCACTGTTTCTCCAGCTCCGTCATCCGGCGGGCCCAGTACTCCTCGTTCGTCATTAGCTACATCACTCCCATAGGCATCCTGCCGGTCCGCCTCTTCGCGCTTGAGCTCATCCATTTCGGCGGCCGGGTCTGCGATGAAGGGCAGCAGGGACAGCAGCCGTTTCTGCGACACAAGGCCATACAGCTCTTTAACAATATCGGCCTGTTCCTTGATGTCGGCCGGGATGTTGGCCGTAAAGGTAATCTCAATGTCCCGGAAGTCAATATTGGCCGCGCTCTTGGTCCGCAACATATCGGCAATCAGTTCAATGCGCCGCTGCAGTCCTTTCCGGAAGGCGACCTCTTTCCGGCTGCGAATCTGTTCCATGCCAATCAGCTTGTACTTGATGGCCACGCCCGACGCATTGCCAGAAAAGGCCTCATCGCTCATGTCCGGCACGCTCGAAAACTTGTGGATGTCCTTTTCCAGGCGGCTCTTCATGTTCTCGATATACGTGTCGTTCAGGTTCTTGATGAGCCATTTGGCGTCGCCCGTGTTGTCCAGAAGCAGCACTTTATTGCGCCGCATCTCCTGGACGTCTTCGCCTGTAGTCCCGCCCATACCGGCCAGGCACAGGTACGCGTCCGTGAAGTCTTCCATGTCGTCCATGGTACAGCTCTGGGCCAAATTGTAGGCGTCAATCTGTGTGATGACGCCTTCGAAGTCGCCTTGATGGAGCTGGTTGTTCGCATATTCGATGATGGGCACGTCGCTGAAGAAATGTGGCTGCGGCGCGCTGATCAGACGGAGCGTCCCGGAATCATACGAGTAATTCGTCACTGTGCTGTCATCATAGACGTCGACGTACTCCTGATAGGTCGCACCGTCCAAGTCGTATACCCGGTAGTGCCGGATGCCCAGCATGACATTCTCTTCCAGCGAGGCGTCGCAGACCAAGATGACCTCCTCGGATGGGATGCGGCGAAAGCGGATGTTCGCGTCGGCATCCATATACAGCAGTTCGTAGCCGTCACCGGTAATGCTGGCCTCTTCGGCCAGTTCCATGTTGTGGGCGGCCTCGTCATTGTATTTAAAGACGTCCTGGAGCGCCTTTACTTCGTCTCCATTGCCGGTAAAGGAGGCATAGGCGACCGGTTTGCCGATGAAGAAGCCCGTGTCCATATCCGAAATATATTTGCAGAAATTGGCCACGACCTTGTTATTCGGTGCACCATGATTCCGCGCCTCTTTATGCAGGATGTCGTGCTGGCCCGCATAGTAGCCCTTTAGCTTGAGGCAATGATTATAATACCTGTCATGCCGCAAGCAAATCCGGGCCAGGTCCTGCATGGACAGCGCGGTCTTTGTCGTCTGAATCCTCATAATCCAAAATCTCCTTTCCGCAATGCTGGAACGGCTGAGCGGCGCATGACGTCATCCATGGCGTACCGCGTAGCATCCAATGCGTGATTGTCTTTATCCGGATAGACACTGATGAACTGCCCCTGCCGGTTCCGCTCGTACTCATACGTCACGAACTCCCGGTACGTGTTCGGGCAGCGTCTTTTGTCGATATAGATATGAGCCCGGTCCTGGAGCCACTTGATGCCGTGTTCGACGCTATCGCGGCTCTTCTTGGCTCCGCCTACATGAAGGCCCATGTTCCTCATCTCCTGTATCGACTTCGGTTCGGCTGAATCGGCGATGATGCGGCCGGAGCCGGCCTTCTGCTGTATCAGTTCGGCGGCCCGGCTATTGGTCAGCTTCTGCTGATAGATTTCATCGAAGATGTATAGATCTTCTTTTTTTGCATCGTAGTGCATCGATACGAAAGCCAGCGGGTCAATAGAAAAGCCGAAGTCCAGGCCGTAGTACAACCTGTCAAAATTTCCGACAAGTTCGTCGCTCATGGCCATGTCTTCGACATTTTCAAAGACCGCGCCGCCCGTACCTGTGACTTCGCCGAGATACTCATGACGATAAGCTGTTTCATTGCGTGCCTTGAGCTTCTCTGCGTCTTCAAAGAAGCGGTCTCCCAGCCATTCCCTGGGTACGCCAAGATACGTCGAATGATGGACGAGCCTGTCAGGATCATCAAAGAGCTTTTCTTCGTTGACCCAGTTGTTTTGTGACTTCGGCGGATTGAATGAACAGAACTCCCAGAAGACAGGTCCGCCGCGCAGCAGTGACTGGTTGAGGTTGCGGATTTCTTCCATACCGCTGAACTGGTCCAGTTCTTCTATCCAACAAATGCCGACATAACCGAACGGCAATTTGATGGATTTGATTTTCTGCGGGTCGTCGACGCCGAAGAATAGTATCTTCTGGCCGGTCTTCTTGTACGTAATCTCATGAGGAGACGTTTTGAAACGGAATTTATCCGTCAACCCCAGGGCATCAATGCCCCACTGCATTTGAGGGTAGACGCTGTTCTTGATGGTATTACCAATCTTCCGCAGTACAACGGCATGACATTCAGGATTTTTGATAATAAGCTGCGGAATCTCGACACTGACGTCTGACGACTTCGTAGATCCGCGGCCACCTTCCAGCCAATAATAGGTATGGGCATGCCGCTTTATATCCTGATGCAAGGCCCAGAAGTGAGGCGCTATGATATTACTCAGTCTTATGGTCTTCATGGTCCGCTCCTATGTCATCAATGATCTGGACATCGTTATCGTCATCCTGCCCAGCGTCCTTCAATTCCTGTTCCAGCTTTGCCAGCTTTAGCTGCTGCTCTTTCGCATCCATATCGGATGGGTATCGCTTCAGCAGATTTTCCGCCGCCTTGATGCGGTCGCGGACAGACGCCCGCGTTTCTACCAGACTGGCTTTACTACATCCATCACCCGTGCCCTCAACGACAATCTGTACATCCTTGACTTCACCGCGCAGCGTCGCCGTCAGGAACTTCAGGACCTCGTCGGCCTTCGCGATACGCTTGTCTTCCAACGCTTTGAGCCTGACGGTGATGGCTTCCTTGATGACAGGTTTTGACAGGTTTTCAGTGCCTATCCGATTTGCTATTTTCTCGCTATACCCAGCCCGTCTTGCCGCTTCGCTGGCATTCCCGGTTTCGATATAATAATCAATAAATCGCTTCTGTTTCTCTGTCAGCTTCACTACATGCTCACCACCATCCTCTTTTCAGGCATGAAAAAAAGAACCTTGCCGGATGGGAGGCCACCTTCCAGCGCAGTTCTTCTCAACAGTGTGTGGGCCGGGAACACAGCATGACCGCCATCAAACTGTATTCCTTCGGCCCCTCTTTTCACGATTTCATTATACCGCACTTTTTCGCCTTTTTCATTCGCGGGATATTTCCCAAATAAAAGTTATCCACAATATATCCACAAAACGCCTAATCGATAAAAACAAATCGTGTTTGTATAGGCATGGCCCGCAGTCCGAAGTAACGGTTGGCCAGTTCCTGCAAGGCGTCTTTGCCGTGCTTGAAGCAGAACGACGTGCTGGCATTGACCATCTTGGCCGTCCATTCCCAGCTTTTCGCGCCGTCAATGTAGTAGATCTCTAAAATCTTCTGGTCCGTTTCATCCAATTCGTGGAAGCATTTCGCCAGGCGGTCCATGCGTGTCTTGATATCATTGACGTTCTGCTGCAGTCGCTTCCGTTCGTCCTTGAGCTGTTCATGGCGCAGGTAGTCCGATTCTTGCGGACTCGTCCCGTCACCGCCGCCACACACACCGGACCCCGACAAAGCCGGCACTTTCGGGACCGGCTCTTCAGCTAGTGTCCAGGTAATATCATCGATGCGCATTTCCATGTCTTTGATGTAGTCCGTAAAGGCGACATAGTTTAACAGATAATTGGTAATAATCAGGACATAATCATTATGGCCTTGAACGATTGACATTGAACTACCTCCCTTTAAAAGCACGACGGAACGCCTCTTCGGCTTCGTCTTTACGATGAGCGGAGCAATCCCGCTCGTTCTTGCACTTGCGCACAAACTGCCCGAACTCGTCCGGTAACCAGTAGAAGTCCCCGTCATCCAGAAGCCGCCCGCAGAATGCGCAGCGGCTCCGGACTTCCTGGGACTCCGGCCGGCGAGTCCATGGCGTGTGTGACGGCTCTTTCTTTCGTCGTCTATTTTTGCGTCCCACGCCCTTACTCCTTCCGTCTATGTAATTTACCGCAAAAAGAATCTAAATGCCGTAGCGGTGAAACTAAAACGTTTTATTTACCGCCTTTGTAGCGATACCCGCGGGCCGCTTTTCGTTTTGCATGGCGGACCCGGCTTTTTACGGCATGATTCCGGCAGGAACGCTGCCAGCCTCTCGTGCCATAGTAGCGCTTCGTCCCACCAGGCACTGAGTTCCACCAAAGGTCGACTACCGAGATAAGACGTTTAGCAAGATACGGCTCTACTTTAATAGGCTTCACGCTTATTGAGCCAAAATCAATTTTAATCTTCATGTCCATGACCTGCCTTTCGTTTAAACCGTAATACCGGCGGGCAATGTTTGCCCCACTGATGGCCATTCAAATCACGCTGGCCTTGTTTCGAGCTCCAGGGAAATTGTCGCTTCTGCCGTTGTTTTTGGTAAAACTGCCGTTCTTCTTCCGTCATCTGCCGGCAGTGTACCGGTCCGGGTGCATACCAACTATCATCCATCGTAATCCCTCCTACTGTAAGCAATAAATAAGTGCTGCCGTGAAGGCAATCCAGAACGCTATACAGTATCCTGCAATCAGCCTCCACGTAATGACCTTCGTCCGATTGATTTCTATCATCCTTTCCCTCCCAGCTTTCCCTGCTGCAGTTCACGCTGCGGGACGACATGGCCTTTCTGATCTTCTTCACGCAGCCGTTTCAGCAGAGGTAATAATAAATTTACATAATCGTTCAGCGGCTCCTTCGTTTCGTTATACTGGTCGATACTATTCCAGCCATGACCGCCGATGATGGGCCGGATGACATAGCCATAGTCGTCATCCTTGACCAGCTCGCAACCATTGGCCCGCAGCGCACAAAGGATCGTCGCGAAGTCGCTGTCCAGGAAGGCCGCCTGTAAAAGCAGCCAGGCCCATTGCCACCGGTCCGACGGATGGTATTTCTCGAAGTCGTCGGGATATTCCTCGACGGGCCAGTTTTCCGGCTTCCTGGCATTTTCCACATGCTGCACGATGTTTTCCACCAGTCCCTTGATGTCCGGATCCCGCTGCAAGAGCTGGGCATGAGGGGTTTCCATGGCCTCCAGGACTTCACGGAACGCCGACCGGGCCCGGGCAATCATTTCATTCCGTCCCATAGGCGCCTCCTAATCGTCGTCCAGCGGTTCGATCTGGACGTAGATGCCGGACTGCGGCGCGTAGAATTTCTGGATACATTCCGATGCGACCTGGGCGTCATCCCGCCAGAATCCCAGCGACGTCAGGACGTCCTTGAGCATCTTGACCAGGTTATCCGTATCGGGCTTGGTCGCCTTCCAGGTCCCTGCCAGGTGCAGTTTCGTCGGCGAGTACATCCATTTCGTTGTCAAGGCTACGGGTCCCATGATAGGCTGTTCCGGGCGGAACTTCGCAAAGCTGGCCATGAACAGGGCCCGCGTTTCCTTGACGGCCGGCGGCTCGTACGTATGGGGCTTGCCATCACGCCCGACGACGAGCTTCTTCATCTGATGCGTCGCCGACGGAATCCGCTGCATAGGTACGAAGAAATGAATCATGTTATTATCTGTCATCGTGATTTCTCCTTCCGCTTAATCCGAAATATTTCCATCATAATAGTCCAAATTTATGAAATCTTCCCCGTTGCCAATATCATGGCCATCCTTAGTAAAGGGCCGATCATGACGTATCCACAGTTCACGTTGTGCTTCCAGTGCCTGTTTCGTTAGCCTGCCGTTCTTGAAACGCTTTTTAGCCAGCGCTCTTAATTCATCTTCATTCATTTCCGACAATTTCATTTTTTCTACTCCTTTCGTCGCCGCATGGTCCTGTAAGGGGAAATAGTACGTTAAAAGAAAATGGTGGCTTTCAGCACCATTTTTTTAGTACTATTTTCCCCAGGACCCACACGGATTTTATGCAAAGGGAAATTCTTTATATATATAACGATTTTCCTTCCCTTTTTCCCTTTTTTTATGCAGAAATTCGTACCATTTTCCGTTTGATTATTCAACGTTATGCATAATGAGGAAATAGGGAAATTGGTACGAATTTCCCTATTCACTTTTTTCAATCACTCCGTTTTTAATGACGAATTTTTCACCTTCTTTTATGTAGTTCCTGATAGTTTTAGGGGTTATATCCATGTATTCAGCTAAATCGCTAACTGTTACTTGTCCATTAATCAGGCAAGCATTATAAGCGCTTTCAAGCTGAGCCATTTTATCCTTTTTTTGTCTTGTCCGTGTTTCCCGTCCCTTCTGCCGAGGGTCTTTGTCGCAGTCTGGCGTGAGCTTTTCCAGCTCGCCGCTGTCGTCGACGCGATGGATGGGATACTCGAACCACACGTTCAAGGGCTTGAAGGGCTCGAACTCTCGGAGCGTCCCTTCGATGCGCCAGGCCGTGCCCGGCAGGCCGACCTGGTCCGACGTGTTCAGCTGGATCATGTCCAGTAGGGCGTCGGCATCGCGGGCGAAGACGCCGGAGCCGCTGGGAGCAGTACCAGTTGAGCCACTTCCGTCCTTCGGCGATAGCAATGGCCATCTCGATGAGGGCGAAGGACTTGCCGGCTTTCGAGGGGCCTGCCAGCATCATCTTGTGCCCTTTCCGCAGCACACCCTCAATAAGTGACGGCGATAACGGCGGCAGGTCGTTCCATACATCTTTCAGGCTTTCCGGTTCCGGCAGGTCGTCGTTGACGGCCTCGATCCATTCGCGCCATTCTACAAAGTTTTCCTTGCCCAGGTTGGTGTCAATGAGATACTGTTTCTTACCATCCCAAATAACGCCAGGCATCCGGGACAACCGGGACGGGTTCCGGTTCTGCGTGTCGATGGCCAGGCCGTTCTTGCGGCAGATGGCATAGAGGTAGTCGACGCGCTTCCGATATTCTTCATAGTTGCCGGCATCGATGTGGACGATGGCATGAACGCTTTTCCCGCCGCTGTAGACCAGGCAGGCAACTGGTAATTCCAGCTGTCGGATGATTTCGTTCTGCTTTTCCAGCTCCATCGAGTCGGACTCGACCAGGGCGAAGCGGAAGTCCGTCACGTTTTCGTTACGGACGCCTTTGCCGTCCAGCGGATTGAACCGGATCCAGGCGCCGACCTTGGGGTTGTAGTCCCCCAGGACGGCCCCCAGGTCCCCGTCACAGACCGTCAGCTCTTCGATGAGTTCCCCTGCAGTACGTCCATAGTTTCCTTTATTCGGCAGGAACTTCCCGTCTTTTTCCCAGGAGCTCGTTACATAGCCGACGTAGTCGGTACTATCAAACAGCGTCGAAAGATACTTGATGAGGTCTTTGACCGGGTCCCAGTTATCACCGGGGGCTTCCAGCTCCCGCCCTTCGACCCAGTTCTTGTCGACAACGACCTGGTCATCCCGTTCGGGAATCATGTCGTCCCAGTCATAGGCGATGTCGGGGCCGGCTGATGAGGTCCAGCCGCCCCGCTTCGCCATGTCGACAATCGTAGCGCCGGTGACTAAAGACGTAGCGTTATTGTCAAAAGTGTTCCACTTCCGGACACATTCGCCGGAATGATACCGGCCGGCGTCGCGAAGGCTCCAGGTATCCCAGTCGGCGACGCTGTAGCCTTCGAGTTTTAACGCCATACCGACATTTACCCACTCCTGATAGGTGCAGAACGACGGGTCAATATAGTCCAGGAGGGGTATGAGATTGATGTTTTCCAATATGCCCGCCCTCCTTTATTCTGGCTGGTACGTCGCCGGGATGATACCGGCCGGCATCCGCCAGCCAGCGGCTGCAATACGACCGATAAGCTTAGACGCCGCTGCAAAGGACCAAGTGCCGACATGTCGGAAGCCGCGGCCCTCCAACAGCCGGATTTGCCGGGCCGTTGCAAGCCCCAGTTCCTTGCGCTTGATGAGCCGGTCCAGCAACAGCTTAGCCTTGCCGGCATTTTCGATTTCATCGGGGAAGATGCCGAACTTTTCCAGGGCCTTCAGCTGCTTGTCCGATGCCGGCATCATTTCCCAGCCAAATGAAGGCACGTAATCTGCCAGGTCTTGCGCCTGGATGGACATTTCAAACTGAAGCGGATCTACCAGTTTCCGCTTGCGCTTCTTCATGGCTGCCAGCTTTTCTGCCAGAGCGGCTTCGCGGTCGGCAACGACGTCTTCTGCCGCTTCCTTTTCCAGAACTTCCAGGTCTGTTGGCTCGCCGGACTCGTTGAGCTTTTCCGTCATCTTCTTGGCCACGTCTTCCGTTTCGGCGATGAGGCAGGCCGGGCGGCACAGCTCGTGCTTTTCCGTATTCCACAAAAAGTCGAGGAGCAGCACTTCTTTCTTGCCTGGGAAAAGCCGCGTGCCGCGCCCGACCATCTGGCTGTACAGGCTGCGGCTCTTCGTGGCCCGCAGGACAATGACGCAGTCTACAGATGGGCAGTCCCAGCCTTCCGTCAGCAGCATGGAGTTACAGAGGACGTTGTATTTGCCGGCATCAAAGTCGGCCAGGACCTGCGCCCGGTCTTCGCTGTTGCCATTGACTTCGGCGGCCCGGAAGCCGGCTTCATTCAGGATGTCACAGAATTTCTGGCTCGTTGCAACGAGCGGCAGGAAGATGACGGTCTTTCGGTCCTTGCAGTAGGACTTCATTTCCCTGGCAATCTGGTCGAGATACGGGTCCAGCGCCGTCCCCAGCTCCCCAGCCTTGTAGTCACCGGCCGAAAAACCGACGCCGGAAATATCGATCTGTAGCGGAATCGTCTGGGCCACGATACGGCAGAGGTAGCCTTCTTTAATGGCCTGGACTAAGCTGTATTCGTAAGCCAGGCTATCGTAGTAGCTTCCCAGATTACGCATGTCGGCCCTGTCCGGAGTGGCCGTGACGCCTAAGACCTTGGCATCACCAAAGTACTGTAAGACGCGCTGATAGCTGTCTGAGACACTGTGATGGGCTTCGTCGATGATGATTGTGTCGAAGTAGTCCGCCGCGAATTGATGCAGCCGCTTTTCCCGTGTCAGTGTCTGGACACTGCCGACGACGATGCGCCGCCAGGACCCGATGCAGGTCTGTTCGGCCTTCTCTACGGCACTTTTCAGCCCTGTCGCTTTCTCGATCTTATCGCTGGCCTGCTCCAGGAGCTCGCCGCGATGGGCCATGATAAGGACCCGTTCGCCGACCCGTACCCGGTCCTCAGCGATCTTGGCGAAGACGATGGTCTTGCCGGTCCCTGTAGGAAGGACCAGGAGTGTTTTGGTATGGCCGCTGTCCCATTCATGCAGGACGGCCTGTTCGGCCTCCTGCTGATAGGGACGCAGCGTGACGTCGCTGCTCATTTAGAACGCCCCCTGTGTGTAAGTGGGACGCTGTGCCGACTGACTCTGCGGCTGTGAAGCCTTGGGAGCTGCCGTCTTGTCGTAGAAGCGTTTCACGTCGTTGTAATCTTTTCCGTTGTACTTGCGGACGCTGACCTGCATACGGCCTGTCGCTCCGATGAGCTGATTCCATGCAATTCGGAAATGGCCATCGCCACGCTGCATCATGCCGACAGCGCAGGCGAAGTTCGTCAACTGCCATTCGCTTTTCGAGTGCAGGAAGAGATTCTGGCGGATGCGCCCTTTCGTACCGTCTGGCGTCTGCACTTCATATGTCAACTTGGCCATCGGGCAGGACGGCATCTTGTCGCTGCCGTCGAAGTGGGCCCGCTCGAATTCAACGATCGTAAAATCATAATCACCGGGAGGGACGATTTGAAACGAGTCTTCCACTTCGGTAAATTCATCATCCCAACTAAATGCGCGTTCTTCTGTCATTGTCATTACCTCCTAATCAAAACATTAAAACGGAACTTTCTTTAACTGATTGATGACCTGCAGCATCTGCGGAAAAGCCGCTACCAGGCATCCCATGACGAAGTCTTCCGGGTAATCTGCAATTGGCATGTCTGCCGGGAAATAACCTTTATACGCTACGGCCTGCTGAATGTCCTGGGGCGTAACGTTATTGGCTGCCATGAGGTCCGCCAGGGCTTGGGGAATGGCTTCGGGCGCCTGGACGTCGGGCTGTTTGGCTTCTGCCTGGACAGGCGGCTTCGGCGATTCTTTGGGCGGGGCAGGTGCTTCCGGAATCGGGTCCGATTCAGCAGGTGCCGGCTGCGGCGATACTGCAGGAGAAACGGGCGGCTGCGGCGGCGCTGTATTCATGACCGGGATGCAGTGCGCGATTTCCTGATAGTCAAAAGGCAGTTCTTCGGCCAGGCCGTGCCGGTTTTTGGCATCCCAGCAAGGATTGTGTGCCGTATACAAGACCCGCCTGCCACCGCTGACTTTCTTCTTGTTGTCCTTCGTCGTGATGACGATTTCCTTGTAATTCACGAAGAGAACCATGTCCGCCCATTCCTTGGCCAGGGCGGCACACTGGTTGCCGGCCTTTTGCCCCAATTTCAGCTCATACCGGTCGTATGCCCCCGTTTCTTCGGGCAGCTCAAACTTGCGGATAATGCTGTGAGCCGTCAGGACAACATTCATGCCGGCGTCAATGAGATCTGACAGGCTGTCTAAGAGCCGACCGAATTCTTCTTTGACGTAGGTGTAGCCCTTGCCATACCCAAAGTCTTCAATGCCTACCTTCCCATTGGACTGGCAGACAGCTTCTTCGCAGAGCCGTTCAGCCCAGTCCGCCGTATCGATGACCAGGGTATGGTAGCCCATCGTATCTCCCTTGAGGTCCTTGATATACTGCTTGAGCATCTGCCAGGACGTCGGCCTGGGAAGGCGGTCTACCTCGAGGTGCGACGTGCTGCCTTCCGTATCGATAAACAGGGGCTTGGGGAACTGCGCAGCAAACGTTGATTTGCCGATACCTTCCGGCCCGTAGATGACGACTTTCTGGGGCTTTATGATTTTCCCTGAGATGATCTTCATGATGTACTCCTTTCTAAAACGTGCCGGGTGTCCATTTCGGGGCAGCCGTTTTCGGCTCTTCTTCTTTCGTTCCTACCTGGGGATGTTCCGCCTTGACGTATCCGTCTTCAATGATGATGCTGCAGGTGTCATCCGTTCCGACGCGGGTAGCGATGACCTGCAGCCCTTCCCCTTCCAGCCATTTGCCGAAGGCGGCCAAGGTTTCAGAGTCCATCTGTTCCAGCTTATCCATAAGGACAAAGCCGCAGTCCGGGTTGAGCTTACGGACGATGGCTGTCGCGACTTGCAGTTGTTCTGCGCCGCTCATGCAGTCCCACTTCTGACCGTTATACGTCAGCTCGCCATCCTGGACCGACAGCCCTGGCAGGGGCATGTCTGCCGAATCCAGCAGTTTCATCCGCTGTTCTTTCACGGATTCAATCTGCTGGGTCAGGTCGCCGTACTGGCCGGCCAGCTCATCAGCTTCGGCCTGGACCCGGTTCTTTTCGGCATTCGCCCGGACCTTGGTGTTGATGGCGTCAATATTGGCGATGTCCTGTTCCAGTTCGGCCGTACTTTCATCCTGCCAGTTTACTGAAGCCGTTTCAGCACTGTTGATGTCAGCCGTGACGGCGGTACGTTCATTGATGAGCGCTTTCTTCTTAGCTTCCAGTTCATTCATTTTGTCATCAATTTTATCCAGTTCCACGTCGATGCAGGTCTGCTGATTCCTTAAACTTTCCAGCATATCCCGCTTGCGCTGGTTGTCGGCATTCTTGGCCAGAATAGCCTGCTGTCGCTTGATGAGTTCAGACGCGCTGACTGGTTCTGCCGGCGCATCGGGATACCAGGCCAGTTCTTCCGCGTGCTTCTTCTTGCGGTCAGCAATCCGGCCGACTTCCAGGCGCTGATTGTACAGTGACTTTTCCTGGCGGTCTAAAACGGCCAGCTGGTCCCCGACGCCGATAATCTGTAAGAGCGTTTCGGCCTTTTCATCGTTCCGGGCATCCATGAATTTCGGCAGGTTCAGGGCCAGCTTTTCGATGAAGCTGTCTAAGAGCTGCTGGCCGGCTTTCTGCCCTGACGGGTCGATGACATGAAGGGCCGAAGACTTACCCTTGCGTTCCACTACCAGGCCGTTACTGAGTTCGATGTGGATAGACGGCGGAGCGGCGCTGCCAATACGCTGCGATTCAGACGGCTTGAGCTTGTTGCCGCCCAGTGCCCAGGCAATGGCATCCAATACAGAAGTCTTGCCCTGGCCATTCCGGCCGCCGATGACGGTTAAACCGTTTTCCGTCGGCGTCAGCGTAACGGCCTTGACGCGCTTCACATTTTCAATTTCTAACTGTCTGATTTTTACTGACATATATCTCATCCTTTCTATGGTATAATCACACTCATAAGGAGGTGATCCTAATGAGCGCAGAAGAAATAACAAAGGAAATCGTAGTAGCAATGATTCAAAAAGGATACTTTGACCAATGTACTGACAATCACACTCAAACAACTCGAACAGATGAGCGAATTCAGTTAATATCTAAAGCGTTCAGGGAAATATGCTCAACCGTTAAAGATGCGCGGTAATTAGTACCACATTTTCTCTGATTTCCCTGATGGTATCAGGGTTTATTGTAGTTACAGAATTATGCATTGCATCCTGTATTAAAAATAATGTCAGTTCTTCAAATGCATGAATAATTTTTTCTTTATTCTGATTTTGCAGTTCCATAAGTTACCTCCATCTGGTATAATAAATTTGAGTATTTTGGTATGTGGCTGTTGTCGGCGGTTGCCGGCAGCAGCCATTTTTTTAGTATCTGATGACCAGGCGCTGGCCCGGTTTCAGTGTTGGGTCCGGCCCCAAATCATTATTGATTTGGATTTCATAAATTACTTCGCGGACGTCTTGTCCGGTCTTGTCGGCGATAGGGCCGGCGATTTCCCACAGCGTTTCATCTTTGTCGACGACGTGGATGATGGCCGTATCGCTCGCAATGGTTTCGGCCTGGGACCAGGGTGTTGTGCTGCCAAGGTACAGCCCGACTCCCAAGGCGGCCACGATGGCCATCGCACTTCGGACGGCCCGGAAACGCGGCTTACGCTTTGGCCTGGTCAACCCATGTTCGTAAATCTTCATGGTCTTCATGTGAATCCCTCCTTTCTTCGTATTCAAACTGGCTCATATCAGCCGACAATCGGCTAATGAAGGTCCGGCACCGTTCCAGTTCCTGCTGTGTCCGTGCCAGCTCATCCTTGAGCCTTCTCCATTCAAAGGGGCTGTGCGTCCAGTCCTTCGAATCGATTCCTTCCAGCTCCAGCACGGATTTCATGCTGTACCTGACCCCGGGGAGCTTGAGCCGCTTCAGCAGGCCGTCCTGCTCCATCTTGGTGATGGCTGTCCGGCTCAAATCCCAGCGCTCCATAAGCTCGTTCATCGAGATAACCGGCTTCATACAAACCGCATCCTCTCCTTATATCAACTGCAAACCATATTTCAATTCAATTTCTGCCGCCCACTGGTCCACCTCGCCCGTTGCAACGATATAATCACCCCCAGGGGATAAAGCCAAAACGATAATGCAACATTCTCTATAACCTATAGCGCGACTGCCCGCCCATAAAAATTCCTTTTTCTTAGTCGGTGATTGATGAGCCAGGCTTTTAGCCACAATCGCTTTCTCCCAATTATGTTGGAATTCTTTTTTGAGCAATTCTTTCGCTTTGTCGTTCATAGTTATTTCAGGAGCGTCCCATTCAAGCGTTATTTCTATACCGTCCATACTGCTCGCCTCCTAGTGCCCCGCTTCCTGGTCGCCATCTTTCAGCAGTTCGAGGATGTGATGGCCCCAGAGAAGCTGATAGCCGCTGTGCCCGTTTCCGTGGGTATACGGGACGCGTTCGCAGTATGGCTTTCCGGCTGCGGTAGGCGCCCAATCATTGCCAACTTTTTCTTGCAGGCCTTTATCCTTCAGCATGGCGTTGACCCGCTGCGGACTTGGGTTCCCCTTGCTGTTCAGGATGCCAAATTCCCTGGCAATCATCGTCGGTGTCAGCGTCGACGGATTGCTTTCTGACGGGATGAACTGTTTCAGTGGTGTCATATCGACGCCGTAGGCTTTTCCGACCATCTGCATGGCCGCGGTCATGGCCATTGGCTTCTTGACTCCGAAGGTATCGGCAATCATGGCTGCCGTGTCGGCCGCATCCTTTACCGCTGTCTTGATCATCCGCGTCCGGTAATGCGGGTTCGGCGTAATCTGCGGCGTCTTGATGGCCTTTTCCATAGCATTGAAAGCTTCGAGGAATTTCAGTTTCCATTCCAGGGCTTTTGCTCCCGTGAATCCCATGACTAAGAGGCTGAAGCCGTCTCGGTTCATGAGATACATCGGATATGTTTGCCCATTCTGCTCATTGACGTATGTTGTTTCGTAGAACATGGGGGTCTGCCCAATTTTCGGCATACCCTTTTCAAGGTTCCGAATTGCGTCAAGTACATGCCTATGGCTTTTTCCAAACCGGTCAGCGACCTGCCGGCTGTCCGTAACGAGTTGATGGTTATAAACGGTTACGAGTTCATTCATATTTAGTTCCTCCTTGTAGTAAAAGCTGACTTAATTACATTTCGTATCTCCCGCCATGCTATAATGAACATGAAGGGAGACGAATATTATGGCTGATTTAAAAGATTATCTTAATCAATACGCTCCTGGCATTAATAATTTAATGCAAAATCCGTTTTACCAAGATGCTGTAATACAGCAACAAAAAAATATTTTTCAGGATAAATTGAAGTCATACAATAAAAAGCGGTTTAATCTTACGAATAAAGAAATTGATTCTTTGATTCTATCTATTGCCTCTGGCAAAAACACATATAAGGATTTTCAAGACGTAATCCCTGCGATGAATTCTCCTACAATGTGCTATTACCTAATAGACAAGCCACAGGTCGGGCCTAACCAATTTGAAACTTATAATTTAATTGGCCCCAATCTGCCTCGATCAACCTATTTTCAATTTGAGGAAGTTCCAGAAGATTTCTTTTACCTGTATGAGTTCAAACCCACTGATACTTTTATTTTGAATATCCCTGGTGAAAACAGACTATACGAGTTACAAAAGGAACAGGAATCTTTAAAGCTAACCCAACAAAGTATCTCCAGTGCAAACGCCGCTGTCTTTTGGGCAAAAGTATCAGTTATTATAAGCATTTCATTATTTGTCCTAGGAAAATTATTAGGCTAATGACAACGACCCCTATCGAAAGCCAAATATATGCTTGCGCATCTTTTAACCTTTCATCATCACTGTGATACTGCTTTCTGGTTAACGCATCTTTTATCTGTCGAGCCGTGCCGCTGCATGGCTCTTTTTCTTTGGCTTCCTTCATGTTCGGTCCTCCTTTATTTCAACGAAATCAAGAATTACTCTTCAAGGTGCTCTCTAAAGCTTTATTCAAGTTGTTACCGGTTAAATTCCATATCAAACCATCTTTTTATTGATTCGCAGGAAAGGTCATCAAGTGCCAGCTTGGTGGCCTTTTCTTCATATTGACGGTCAATAATGGTTTTGATGCGTCGCCATTCGTTCGCTTTTAGCCCATTTACTAATTGCAATACAATGGCCAACTTTTCTTCGTTCGTCATGTGCTCGCCTCCTTTTATAAAAACCTTTCCATATCACTGGCGTCATACGCGTCTACGGCGCTGATTTTATCCACCAGCTCGCCGTCGTTGGCATTGATGACGGCCAGGTAAACGCCGCCGCCAAAGGTGCGCACCAGATAATTGTGCAAATCTGCGAAAGTGAGGTTCCCGCCTTTAGGACTTCGGAACGACTGCATCATAGTTCCGGTACAGTCCCGGGTTGGTTCCATGATTAGCTTTGTCATACTCGCGCGCCTCCTTGAGCTCTAATTTTTTGTATCTTTTAAAGATACTTCATCAGCAAAAAAAATATCTTCGATGCTCTTGTTTAAGATAGATGAAACTTTCTTAGCGTCATCAAGAGAGAATTTTGTACTCCCGTTCTCTTTCTTACTATAAGCGCTCTTCGTTTCGAGCCCAAGAACTTCAGCCATATCTTCACATGTCAGGCCTTTTTCTTTTCTTAACGCTCTAAGTCTTTCAAACATCTTCTCACCCCCTATCAAATGTTTCCTCTTGGGATACTTAAAGTATACGAGTTATTTTGTATCTTGTCAAGATATATTGAAAGTAAAATTTCCAATTAGGAAACTCCCATTGAGTATCTTTAATGGAAACATTATAATTTACATAGAATCGTTTTCGGATACTTTATATAAAGGTCAGGTGATAAATTGATGAACAGAGTTAAAGAATTACGAAAACAAAAACATATCACACAGGAAGAATTAGGGAAAGTGCTCGATATCCAAAAGGCAGCCATTTCTAAATATGAAAATGGTCGTGCAGAACCAAGCACAGAAGTGCTCAAGAAGATGTCCGCCTATTTTGGCGTATCTATTGATTATTTGCTCGGCAATTCTACATCAAAAGAGATTCCCGACTCTAATCTTCCACCGCTTACCCCTAAAGATGAACGTGACATAGCGCGTGATCTTGAAAATATGATAGAATCACTGGACGGATCCGCGGCCATGGGGAGTACCGAAGGCGACGAAGACCGTGAGCTATTGCGGGCATCGCTAGAAACAGCCATGAAGATAGCCAAACGGACCGCCAAGAAGAAGTTCACCCCGAAAAAATATCTGAAATAGGTTGTTCTTTAAAGGCGGTGATGCTCTATGGATGTAAAAAAAATCGCCGTACAAACGGCGAAAAAATATCAAACATGGAACCCATATGAAATTGCAGAGGCTCGCGGCGTACAAATCATATATGCTCCGCTAAAGTCTATTCTCGGCTATTACACAAAATACAAACGGATTCAATGCATCATTCTGAACGATAATCTTCCCTCCCCTTTACAACGTTTCGTCTGTGCCCACGAGCTCGGCCATTCCATTTGTCATGCCAACTTGAATACGCAGTGGCTGAGAAAAAACACCCTGGTATCGACAGACAGAATCGAACGGGAAGCCAGCACCTTTGCTGTCGAACTGTTATTACCTGATGACCTCATCCGGGAATATCCCGAATACACCCTCGAACGCCTAGGGAAAATAGCCGGAATACCTCTTGATTTATGTTCTTTGAAGAAGTTCTATTGAATTACGAAACTATATAAATGAGGTGAATATCATGCACATTTTTTCAGGTCTTATAGCGCTGCTTGCGCTAGGTCTACTAATTTTCGGATTTATAAAAAAGGATACATTAAGATTGCATCAGGATGAATCCCAGGTCACATTCAAGCAATATGTCTTGAGCTGTCTTTTTTTTCTTGTCTTGGGAGGAATCTGCTTCATTATAACTGATTCCCCAAGTGAATCTAACAACGCTCCGGCAACGCAGCCAACCAAACAAGAACAGCAGAATACAGGGTCCGCAAAGGATTCCGCTAGTACGCCGGCAGAACAAATCGAACAAATTTGTCGACAAAAAGCAGGGGACAAACACTTTACTAAAGTTGAAGTCAACGAAGACATGTCTAAAGAAAATTTTGGTAAAGGGAAATTAATTGTTTTGCCTTATGTTAAAGATGAAGCAGGATTCCGGCAAACGGGTTTCGCATTGTCTGGGGAAATTATCCGAGCCCTCTATGAATCTGGACTGCCGATTTCGGAGGTCACCGTCTTCATTCAGGATATGAGTGAACACACGACCATGAAATGTACCATGAATGAAAAAACTGCTAAGAACATCAACTGGGATACTGTATCATATAAGCATTTTGATAAATATCTAGACGATGTCTGGATGATTCCGCAACTGCGTAAATAGTCGCATAGCTTCAGCTCGATGGAACCGCGGATGATGGAAGGCGACGTCGTCATTGTCCGCCGGCAGGATGACGTAGAGTCAGGAGACGTCGCCATCGTCCTGGTCAATGGCAACGAGGCCACCGTGAAACGCGTGAAAAAGCAGGAAGACGGCATCACCCTGATTGCAACGAACACGTCTGTATACGAACCGCATTACTACTCCAACAAGGAAATTGAAGAACTCCCGGTCCGGATTCTGGGAAAAGTCGTAGAACTGCGTGGGAAGCTTTAGAAAAAACAACTATAAAGAAGGTGTAGCATTCATGCCAATTGACGAATACATTACCAATCGCTTAGATAACCAACAAACCTGGTTTAGTAAAAAGAGTGGTTCTTGCCAAACATGGTATAAACGGTTGCGATACGCTGAATCGGCGTGTATTTTACTACTTCCCTTGATTGGTTTGTTAACGGATCCTGACATCATACGTAATATATTACTTGTTGGAATTGGCGCACTTGCTTCTTATTTTCGCTTCTTCTTGGATATTAATGCCTATCATGATTTATGGATACGATATCGCCTGGCCAGTGAAGCCTTAAAGCGGGAAAAGCTCCTGCATGCTACGCACACAGGAGCCTATCATAGTGATAATCGAGATGAAGTTCTGGTTATCAATGTTGAGCGGATTATAGCTGCTGCAAATAGCGATTGGCAACAGCTACTGGATGCCGATATTCCAACGCCTCATTCTACTGGTTCATAAGTTTTGGCGAATATATCAGGCTTGCAGGGGTACTGCTCCCCATTCACGCCTGTAATAATCCAATCACCAACTGATGCATGGTGATTCCCTTCTAATGTGTGGATGACCATTTCCTTATTTGTCTGATAAGCTTCAATGACGACCGGTTTTTTCCTAAACTTTTTCTTTTCCATACAAATCACGACCTTTCATTTTTTCCGCAAAGGAGACACATTATGCCTAGCTTAAAAACATATGACATATTCATTAGCCATGCCTGGAAATATGGATCTGAATATGACCGACTGATAAACATGTTGAATTTAGCCCCCTATTTCTACTATAGGAACTATTCGGCTCCAAAAGATAAACCGCTTGTATCTCCAGGTTCTACAGTTACAAATAGGATATTGAAGGATTGCATCGACAAAAAGATTCGCCCCGTGAGCGTAGTTATTGTATTATCCGGAATGTACTATTATTATCACGATTGGATGCAAGTTGAAATGGATATTGCTCACTCTTATCATAAACCAATTATCGCAATTAAGCCATGGGGAAATCAATTCGTCCCCCAACAGATAGTAAACGTTTCCAACACCGTGGTGAATTGGAATACAGATACTATTGTTTCAGCGATTCGAAAATATTCAATCTAATATCCAAAGTAAAAAAAAATCCCGCATCCTGTTGCATCAGGACACGGGACGCGCCGGCGGTATTACCAGTACCGTATCGGCAATTTGTAAATTTTAAAAATAAATGATAGGAGGTAATTTTTAATGCATTATAACGAATTTAAAGTTCTAGAAATAGTAGACAATAAAACCCTGTTAATAGATTATGGATTTAATAATAGGGCTGCCGCAGGCGATGTATTGCGCATTATTGAAAAAGGCGAACCCGTTATTATTGACGGGGTTAATTATGGTACTTTAGACATGGTTAAGGACATCGTTGAAGTCGTGGTCCCCTATGATAAATTTTCAATTTGTCGAAAAATCATCCATAAAGCAGTAAATCCTTTGAATCCTTTGGATGCATTAAATAAAACGCTTTCTCAATTGCGCCCGCTTAAAGTTGATCCATCCGATATAACTAATAGAAAAATTCCTACGCCTACCCCTATAAAAAAGGGAGATATTGCTATATTAACCAAAGAATAGTTTGATTTTAGATAATTTATGTGTTATACTAAGTGCAGTAAAAGGCTTGCAACACGTATCGTGTGTTGGGCACTAGCCCCACTGCTCTTAGCAGTGGGGCTTTTAATTTTGCCCAGGAGGTAGCTGTGGAATTCGATAAGCCTTTTCGTTCCTACCAGGAACAAATCCAGCTATTAAAAAAGCGTGGTTTAATCATACAAGATGAAGATTTTGCTTTGTCTGCCTTAAATACAATATCATATTATGACCTTATTAACCGGTATAAAAGATATTTTATGTTTGAAGATGATACGTTCCGAGAAAACGTTTCTATTGAGTATCTATATAATTTTTTCCTTTTCGATAAAGAAATACAGTCTTTTATTATGAAATATAGTATCTTAGTCGAGAATATATTTAAAACAAAGTTAAGTTATACACTTGCTGAAAACTTTGGTGTTGACGTTGGGGGGTATTTAAACAAATATAATTATGATTCTTCATCTAAAGGCTCGTTGACATATCTGGATGTTCAATGCGACATAATGAAATGGCTTTGCTCAAATCAAATAAAGAATCCTACAAAATTTTATAAAAATACGCATAACCATATTCCCCCATGGATTCTTTTTAAAAACATTACATTGGGGTCAGCGATAAACTTATTTGATTTTTTAAAAGGGGATCCTAAATATGAGTGCGCCAATGCCTTGATTCCTCAAGATATGAGCTATGACCAAAAATTAAATTTTATTCTTTGTTCTATGAATGCGATTAGAGACTTTCGTAATTGTGTAGCTCATAATTTACATTTTACATCATTGAGAATTCCAAAGAAATATAGTATTTCCCCATCCATTATGTGGTCTTTAATTAGAGAGCCTCTATTGGAGCGTAACAAGAAAAAAGTCACTAAAGATGATAGGCATTCATTAAATGGTCTATATGGGGCCATGTTGAGCATCATGGTATTTTTATATTCTCCCTATTTAGTATCTACTTTTATTCAGGATTTTCTTTTAATCCTGAATAAAGAATCAGCTTACGAAGAAATGTATCTAAAGTATGCAAAAATCACAGATATGCCGTTGAATATAAAAGAAAGATTTATTAATTTTTTTCAACAACAGTTTAATTATCAGTAAATTACATCCATATAAAAAAAATCCCGCATCCTGTTGCAGCAGGATGCGGGACGCGCTGGCGGTATTACCAGTACCGTATCGGCAATTTGTAAATCCATTGTGCGGGGCTGATTTACGCTATCAGTATATCACATCAGCCTCCCTTCGCAAAGGAGGTTATTTTTATGACCGATTTAACCTATCACTTCTCTTTCAGGGAAAAGGATCGCGGCTGGCAGGTCATCTTATCGTACAAAGACCAGGCGGGACGCTGGAAGCAGAAGTCACGCCAGGGGCTGGCCACCAAGAAGGCGGCAAAAGCCGCCGGCGAAAAGCTACTGGCCGACGTACTCGATGCGATGAAGAGCCAGCCCATTGCGCCAGAGCTCGTCGATATCTCCCTGGCAGAATTTGCCGAATACGTTTTCCGCAGCCGCAACCTGACGTATAACTCTGTCCTGGCCTATCGCTACGCACTGAAGAATTACGGCCCGAAGCTTCTGGCCATGCCAGTCCGTAAGATCACCTATCTGGACATCCAGCAGGCGATGAGCAACTGGCAGTGTGCTGACGCCAGCTACCAGCTCTATGTAACCTGCCTCAAGATGATCCTGTCCCACGCTGTCGAGCCCTACCATCTCCGGCAGGATAACCCAGCCATCCACTTGAAGCCCAGGAAGCTGAACCGCCGGCACAAGATCCGGGCGCTGACGCAGGACGAATTCGACCAGCTCATGGAAAGCATGAAGGTCCGCCCGATAAAGTACTATACCATTTGTGCCATTGCCGGGTACACGGGGATGCGCTTAGGCGAAATCATGGGGCTTACCTGGAGCGACGTAGATCTAAAAGAGCGCCAAATTAGTGTTACCAAGCAATATGGCCGTATTGGTCACAGGAAGCGTGGAATCATGAATATCAAAAACAAAGCCGCCGGACATCGCGTCATCCCAATTCCGGCCAAGCTGCAGCAAATCCTGCTGGAGTATCGCCATGTAGAGCCTCGGCAAATAAACGGTCAGCTGTTTCCACACAAATTGTTGCATAAATCACTCGATGGGTATATCAAGAAAATCGTCCCGGATGCATCCATTCACAGCCTGCGTCACACCTATGCAACGATGCTGCTGGCCAACGGCGCCGACATCAAGACCGTAGCGGCGCTTCTCGGTGACACAGTCACCACTGTTTTAAATGTCTACGTGGATTACACAGACGACATGAGGCGGAAAGCCGCGCAGTCGATTGAAAAAATTTTTGCGTAGAAATTTTTGACGAATTTTTGCCGTTTTAAACAAGAATGGCTTAACCATGCGGTATAATGGGCCAAATGTGTTCAATATCACATTATACCGTGATTAGCGCCTATTTTGCAACTGTTTCCAGTAGATTTAGGAAAATGAGGACACAGAGCACAATTCACAGCCCACAGGCCGCCCGGACTCCGATGCCGCAACGCGGCGGCAGATACTCAAACTGACGACATCGCCATTTTCGTATCCATCGTAAAATCCTGTTATTATACCCGAATGGGCTGTGGTCGAATATTTCTGGCGGGCTTCCCACGGGAAGTCCCTACAATTCGGCCAATGTCCGTGTATTTTTTATGGCAGACTGCCAGCGTTATTCCCCATCGCCTACATGCGATACCGTAGGGGCCGTCCCAGCCCATCAAGTACCGACCATCGAGAGGTGCAAGACCGTTTCCAGAACGAACAGACGCGGCGGGCGGCCCGCTACGCGCTGAGGGCTTCTCGAAGCGTCGTTGTTAGTTTGAGTCTGTCGCGGCGTAGCCGGGTAGTGTCAAGATTCTTTCGCAAATTCATTTCATCCGCCAGTAAATATCGTAATCAGATATATGGATTTTCCTCGT